AAGATGAAGAAGCAGTATATTTTAAAACTTCACCAGACTTATATCCATGACTTACAATATTAATTTGATCAAGAGCAGTATTTACTCCAACTGAAGTTGTGCTTCTCTCTTTATTTGAATATCCAGATCCAGAGTTATCAACTATAATATTAGATATAACCCTCTTCTTATCGAAAGATTGAATTCGATGGACACCCTCACCAAAAGCAGTTAAATTTATTGTGTTTATACCAGAGATGACATCACCAACATTTTTGTATAGTTTTATTGTTGACGCATCAATTGTTTCAACATAATAATATGACTCGGTAGAAAGTCCAAGAATACCTGTTTGTCCATCTGTTTTATAGACAACTTTTTCAGAGTGTCTAAATTTATGGAAGGTTGAAAACCCGATAGTATCGTTATCAAGAGAAACTCTTGCAGAGTCTTCTGTAGCATTAAAAGAAACGGCGTGTTCTATCAACTTAGTATTAACTGAGGCTTTTGCTCCTGAACCATTTCCTCCAGAAATTGAAATAGTAGGTTCAGAAACATAGTCAAAACCTGGATCAATTATTTCAATTCTATCTAAATTTCCAGTTATAGCGCACTTAGCGGTAGCTCCTGTTCCCACATCATCTGTGATTCCAAGAACAGGTGGATTAACTACATCATAATTTTTTCCACCAGAAGATACTGTTAGTGATTCAATTTTTCCATAATATACAACATTTTCAGATTTATAATTTAAAACTTCAACTCCATTTGCAAGAATTCCAATTTTTCCAGGTTCCGTTAAATGAGTTTCTCCATCATTAACTGGTTGCTTTATTTCTCTCAACAAATGTTGATGCTCAATTGCTTTGTTATGAAATTCACTAACCTCAAGACTATTTGAAGTTACGATACCAGAGACTGAAACATAACTTTGATTATAAAGGTTTGCTTGACTTGTTGCCAGTTTAAATTGAGTTGAGTTTACTCTCTCAACAAAGTATGTTCCTTCTTCAATATCAAATCCACTAATTATATCAAATCCAAATGTTGCATCTTGGGTAATATTTTTATTATAAAAGACGGCATCACCAGTTTGATAACCGTGATCAGTTACTTCACTGACTGTGAATGTTTCTCCACTATAACTTCCATCTAACTCAATCTTTTTATCATAAAAAGTTAAGTTTGAGTCATAATAATTTGGAAGTGATGATGAAGATACAAGTAAATCTTCATTAAAATTTAAATATGTGTTTTGAACATCTGCATATAAATTTTCCAGATATGAATATTGAGATATACTAGTATCTACGTTTGGTTTTAAAATATTTCTTTTTACAGTAAAACTACCACCTGTCAATTCTCCTTGGCCAGAAATTATGAATTCATTTTCATCAACGATGGAAATAATAGTTCCTGTTGAAGTTGCTGATGAAGTAATATCAATAGAGTCGCCAACTCTAAAGTTATTTTTTGCAATCGTTACAACAGAATAAGATGGAACAGAAGAATCTGAAATGGTTACAGATTCTACATCAAATTTTGTGGAAATATTATACAACCAATTAGCAGCCTTTGCGCTGGTAGTGGTAATTCCAAGAGATTTAATTTTTGCAGAGTCATTTGCATTATAATAATAAGTATCTGTATTAATCACTGGTTCTGATAAAACAGAACCTATTCTCATATCAACTCTACTTGATCCAGATCCAACAAATCCATACGCAAAGGAATTTATTCTTACATCCTGCTCTGCAGAGATTGCTGTTTTTATACCAACAACAGTTGTATTAGCTATACCAACTCCAAAAAATTGAGTCGTCGATTTGGATCGATAAGTTAATATTCCAGCAGAACCAGATGAGTTTGTAGCTACAAGTTCTCCACTGTCGGGGAAACCTAAAGTTGAATCAACATCGATGATTGATGATCCGATGGACACATCATTTACTACTTTTGTTTTAGGATGAATAGAGAAATCCCCCAAAACACTTCCATCAAAAGTGATGTCTTTTGAATAATCAAAGTCAACACTCAATTGATAAAAAGTTTTATCTCCATGAAGTAATTTTTCAACGTCTGTGATAGACGCATATGCCTGTTCAATATCATATTCATCATAACTATCTTGAAATAAAGTTTGATTTTTTAATTCAAGAGGATTTCCAGAAATAGCTTCAACAACCAAGTCTTTTGTTACTCTATATTCTGCGTTAGATGGTTTGAATAAAAAGTCCTTTGGTTTTAATACTTCTACTTCTTCTCCATATAAAGCAGAGAAGAGTACCTTAAAGGATTTATCTGTTCCTTTTGACTGATAAAAATCCTTGACTCTAGATATGAAAAGTTTTTGATTTACATCAGAATCAAGTTCTCTGTTTTGAAACCCTGGAGCAAATTGAGTTTTTACCTTAATTAAAAACTCTTCGAGCAATAAATTACTCAGATTTATTACTGTAGAACCTTTATCGTGCGTTTGAACTTCAGATTCGGTAAAAGTAAGTTTATCTGATCTATCTTTACTCTTGTATGAAGTTATGCCACTAAAACCTCTTATACATCCAGTAAAAGTATTTTTAGTTTTTCCGGTATAAAGAATAACTTCATCATCAATTTGTAACAGTCCATACTTTTCTGGAAATTGATATGTTCCTAAAGTTCCAAAAGTACCAAGATCAACCGTAATTGTTGAATCTAAAATTGATACTGAATCTGACAAAACTGCCGAACTAGTATTGTTCGTTAATGAATCAATCTTTAAATATTGATCAATATTTTGAAGTAAATCAACAGGAGCACCAGGATATTCCTGAGAAATGTAATATTGTTTTAAAAAATCTACAATTAAAGGAAAATCATCTCTAGCAAAAGCTGGGAGTTGATTTTCAACAATATCCTGAATTTGTACTCTTTTTAAATCTGTTGATATCATTTTACGCTATTAGTAAGTATAACCGCCTGATGGGGAAGAAGGAGATGATGTAGGTGTGGTTGTGGTTGTAGAAGTTGTAGAAGTTGTCGTGGTGCCTGTCGATCTAGTTCTGTTCCTATTTGTAGTCATGGTTGACATAGATTGATCATCTACAGATCCTCTTGATATTGTAATCACTGGCCCACGAACTAGACTACCATTTGCATAACTTGAAGAGACTATGTAGTTAGAACCAGAAATATCATTACCAGAGGAGATTCTATCGGATATGGAAGAGATTGTTGTGTTATTAGTATCTAGTTGCAAATAAAGATCCTGTAATCCAATAACATCATTTGAATATGGGATAGCAGAAATCTCAATTAATGGGAATCCTCTATTCAAGAGAGTTGATGTAATATTGATTGGATTCAGTTTTACTTCTCCCTTTATGTAATCTACAGTTCCTACATCTCTTTTAACGACAACTGCTTCAGTTGCAGAATTAAGTCTGATTAAATTTACTGTTCCAGTGTCAAGATCATTATATGGAGAATCCGCCAAATATACAGTTCCTGGAATGCCACTCACACTAAATCCAGAGGATTTGATGTTGTACCCTATTTGCCCTCCATGAGTTCCATGTCCGTGATTTTTAATATAGAATCTATTACCAAAACAAATTTCATATTCCGCAAAACTATTTAATACCACTCTCAAATCTCTTCTCATGACAACAGTAGTGATGTTAGACGTGATCGATTCATCACTATCATCAATCATCTTCAAAAACTTACTATATTTGAATCTTGCTCCAAATTTATTTAATTCCGTCGAATCGGCATATCTCTCAACATTGCCTGTTACAACGCTACTGACGGCGTTCTGGGACTTAGCCAGGTTGGTATTATAATATGCCTTAATATCTGGTTCAATATAGAGATATTTTAAATCAATGATTTCAGGTACGATTCCTGCAACAGAATATTGCTTTAAATCACGCTTAATGTTGTCCTTAATAAAGTTGGACAGATAGGCACCGTTTATTGGTTTAACGCTAATGTAAACTTTTCCAAATTGAGGAGGACTTAGTTCTTCTCCACCAAATACTGAGATAGACTCTGTTTCTGGATAAATCATTGGAACAATAGATTCATAATCTACAGCAGTAACTGCTCTATTTTGAGAAGCATAAGTTCTAGATGCAGATTTCTTTACAGATTCAATACTTTCAATGTTTGTTCCACCAAAAGAATTGGTATTGGTTAAG